GTCATCGGCGAGATGCTGGCGGCCCGTGACCGTATTGACGTTAAGCGCACCGAGGAACTGAACCTTGCTCAAGAACAAATCGACGCTCTGCGTAGCGATGTTGACGCTGGCCGTCAGCGGCTGTCAGTCCGTGCCACCTGCAGACCTGTCGTGTCCGCTGCCTCCAGCACCGTCGGCGTGGCTGATGCAATCACCGCCGAGCTCGCAGCAGACGCTCGACAAGATTATTTCACCCTCCGCAGCCAGCTCGCCCTGAGCAAGCAAATGATCCTCGGCCTGCAGGACTACATACGCCAGGTGGTCATGCGATCGCCGGCAACTGATTCATTCCTTAAACCAACGGAAAACACCCCATGAGCGAAGTAAATCGCAACATCACCCTGGAAATTGCCGGTACCGATTTTGTTTTCAGCCTGACTCCGCAGGACGTGACCAAGTACTTCAACTCCACCACCAACAGCAACAAGGTGGCGCCGGCGAACAACCTGCTGGTGAACACCGTGCAGCAGGAACAGCGCGCCTCGCTCAAGCCGCTGCTGGCCAATCCAGTAACCGTAATGGAGTTGGTTGGCGCACTGCTCGAGGAGTACTCGCCAGACGTTGAAATCATCGTAAAAAAGTCCTCGGGCACGCTGAAGGCCTGAAGGACGACGGGTTAGGCCAGCTCACTGCCCTGACCACCCGCTGGCTACCTGGTGCAGAGCCCACGATTGAAAACATGGGCACTGCCAAGTGGCTGGAAGACGAACACTGGCGCCGGATGGAGATTGCCGTAGCAAACGGCATCGCCTTCGCGTTGAACGGATAGGACACCCATGGCTGACCGCGCTGCCCGCTTGGCTTTCATCCTCAGCTTGACCGACAAGGTCACTGCCCCATTGGGCAAGGTGAAAACCAGCTTTTCCGACCTGGCCAACCAGGGACAGCAGAACATCGTGAAGATGGGCGCAGGGCTGGCCGGCATGGTGGGCGCAGGTGTGGCTATCACCGAATCGTTGGAGCCAGCGCTGGAGATGAACCGTGCCTTGGGCGAGGTTCGTTCCCTGGGCGTTGCTGAGGACGCCCTGGACGCGCTGAACCGTAAGTCACTGGAGTTTTCCGTGGCCTACGGCGAGAACGCCCAAGCGTTCGTCGCCTCTGCGTACAGCATTTCAGGCGCGATCAAGGGCCTCGCCGGCGAGCAGTTGGCAACTTTCACCAACACCAGCAACCTGCTTGCCAAGGCGACAAAGTCCGACGCCGAGACCATGGGGGTCTACGTCGGCACTATGTACAACCTGTTCAAGGCTTCCGCTGATTCCATGGGCAAAAGCCAGTGGGTTGAGAAGCTGGGCGGTCAAACGGCGCTGGCGGTGAAGCTGTTCCGTACTGATGGCGCGCAGCTCAAGGATGCCTTCAAGGAACTCGGTGCGATCGCGACAAGCTTCGGCGTCGACATGGCCGAGCAGTTTGCCGTGATCGGATCGCTGAGCAGCACCATGGAAGGCGGCGATGCCGGCGGGCGCTACAAGGCGTTCTTTGAAAACGCCGCTGCTGGCTCCGAAAAGCTGGGCGTAAAGCTGACCGACCAACAGGGCAAGATGCTGCCGATCCTTGATGTCCTGGACAAGCTGCAGGGCAAGTTGGGTGACCTGAACAGCGCGTCGGCCAGCGCGAAGCTGATGGATGCGTTTGGCGGTGAAGGTGCCCAGGTGATTGGCGCGCTGGCCAAGGACACCGACCGGCTCAAGAACGGTCTGGACCAGTTGGGCAAGGTGCGCGGGCTGGAAAGTGCCGAGAAGATGGCACAGGCCATGGTCGACCCGTGGCAGCAGTTCGGCGCCGCCGTGCAGGCATTGCGCATCGCGTTCGGTCAGTCACTGATTCCGCTGCTCACGCCGCTGATGGATCGGCTGGTCGGCATCGCCTCAACGCTGACCCGCTGGACTCAACTGTTCCCCAACATCACCCGCGTGGTGGGAATCACCGTGTTGGTGATCCTTGGACTGGCGGGCGCGATGGCGGCGCTGACGTTTGTGGTGGGTCTGAGCAAGATGGTTTGGTTATCCCTGGTCACGGTCTGGAAGATCCTCACCTGGACGGGCTTTCGCAGTATTGCCATGTTCCTGGTGCATACCGTACTGATCGCGGGCTTTGTCATAGGACTGACGGCGCTGTACACCGCGATGGCCTTGGTCAGAATCGGCATGATGTTGTGGCAGGGCGCAATCTGGCTGGTCAACGTCGCCATGTGGGCCAACCCGATCGGCGCAATCATTGCCGGCGTCACTGCTTTCGCCGCTTTGGTAGCAGCAGCGATTTATTACTGGGACGATTGGTCCAGCGCCCTGATGAACACCGCTGCGTTCAAGTGGGTGGCGGACCAACTGCAGGGGCTAACTGACTGGTTTGGCTCTATCGGTGGCTGGACCGGAATGGCCCGTGCCGCTTGGGAAGGCATCGTTGCGATCTTCAAGAGCGCGATCAATGGCCTGATCGAATTGCTGAACAAAATCCCGGGCGTGGAGATCGACGCGGCTTTTGGTGACCTGCCAAGTCCATCGGAAATAGGCGGCCTGTCGGCACCGATCGCGGACGAAGCGCGCAAGCGCATGAACGGTGTGATGACCAGCATCTCCCCGAACGGACCTACCGCCGTTCCACCTGGTGGGCTGCTGCGCAGCATCCAGAACAGCAACACCCAGACCCAGAGCAAAACGAATCACATCGATAAGGTGGAAATCCATACCGCCAAGCCGATGAGCCCACTGGAGCTGGAAAGCATGATAAGCATGGCGGTGGGCGCTTGAGTCTTTATATCGATCTGCTGATCACCAAAAACGACCTGACCCTGGATCCGTCCAACCAGCCTTTGCTGGTCGACGATCGGGGCAGTATTGCCCAGGACATCGCTCACATGATCCGCGAAAGCGGGTTGCTGGTGACACTTGTGGCAGAACGCAGCCGCCTGCGCCAGGCCGATTGCATCCAGCAATTGGAACTCCTAGTGGAGGCCGACGAACGCCTGGTACCGGGCACCACTCGTTTCATTTCCCAAGGTGATGGCCAGTACTTGGTCACGGCCAAAACCGTCGAATTCGGATCAGTCGAGGTAGTCCTGTGAGTGACGTGGATTTCAAACAGGCGCTCAGCGATGCCGGTGTGCCGACAACCGAGGCCAAGTTGCGCGCCGCGTGGGAGGCCGAGGTGGCTGCCCAGGGCAGCAAACTCAGCAACACCAGCGCCTGGTCGCCGTTCTGGCGCCTGGTCACCGCACTGGTTACCAAGCCGGTGCTGTGGCTGATCGAATTCATTGCGGGCACCGTGCTGCCCAATTTCTTTGTAAAAACCGCCGTCGATGCCTGGCTGGATATGTTGGCGTGGCAAGTCAACGTCACCCGTAAGGCAGCGACCAAGGCCGAAGGGCTGTTGCTATTCACCAGGAGCGCGATCGCCGGCACGCTGGAGATCCCGGTGGGCACCCGCGTGCAGTCGATTGCCATCAACGGCAACGTGTACATCATGCTGACTACTGCAGCGATCAGTTTTGCCGACGGGCAATCCCAGGTCCTGGTACCAGCCATTGCCAGAGAAGCCGGCAGCGGTTTTAACCTGGCCCCGGGTTATTACTCCATTTTGCCCGAGCCGGTACCGGGCGTGATTCAGGTCGTCAACGCTGACGGGTGGCTGAGCCAGCCCGGGGCGGATATCGAATCCAACGACGATCTGCGCCTGCGGACCCGTAACCAGTTTTCGGCGGTCAATCAATGGCACACCGACGCGGTATATCGCGCCATGATCGCCGCGTTCCCGGGCGTGCAGGCCGACGGCATTTACTTTGAGCACGGCGCGCCCCGGGGCCCAGGCAGTGCCAATGCCTTTGTCTTGTTCGAAGCCGATTCGCCGGCGGACACCTACCTTGCCCAGATCAACAGCTACATCCGCGACGAGGGCAACCATGGGCACGGTGATGATCTGCTGGTTATGCAGATGCGTGAGACGCAGCATCTAGTGCAGTTGACCGTCTGGCCTAAAGCCGAAGTCGGTGCCGAGCGCTGGGAGGCGCTGAAGTCTGGGATCGATCTGTATATCCGTGCGGCTTTTCGCGAGAGCACGACCAGCGACTATCAACCAACCCTGACTTATCCGCAGTCGCGCTTTTCCTTCAGCCGGCTGGGCGAAGAACTGCACCAGCAGTTCGCTGGTATCGATTCTTTGGACTTTGTGAACAGCGACATCATCTCTGAGCTGACGATTCCGCGGCTGACCGGCGTGGAGATCCTGCAAGGTGCTTAAGCTGAGTCTTCCTTTCTGGCTCGACGGCCCCGAGCTGACCAAGCTCAAGGGCGCGGCCCAGTCCTGGTGGGAAAAGGTCGAGGGCTGGCTGCGCTGGCCGCTGCTGCAGTTGGACGCCGAGACCTGCCACCTGACCGTGCTCGATCTGCTGGCCTGGCAACGCGACATTCAGCGTTTTCACGGCGAACCCGAACGCCTGTATCGGTTGCGGGTGAAGTACGCCTTCATCAACGCCGTCGACGCGGGCAGCACTGCCGGGATGATCCGGATCTTCGAACGCCTGGGCGTTGGCTATGTGGAGATCGAGGAACGTCTGGCGGGTATGGATTGGGACATCGTCCTGCTGCACCTCTCCGACACCCAGCTCAGCGAAAACCCGGTGCTGTTGCGTGTGCTGATGCAGCAGTACGGCCGGACCTGTCGCCGCTATGACTTCGTCACGATCACGCCGGTCAGCCTGAACATCCGTGTGGCCGACTTCAACGACGACCAGCAAACCCTGATCGCCACCCTGGACGACAGCGAAAGCCGTCTGGTCGTGATCAACGAGCTGGCCCTGATGACTATTTTGACCGACCCATTTAGGAGCACCCATGGGAGCTAGCATTACCCTCGCCGGCGAGAGCCTCATTGCCCAAAAGCAGGGTGCTCAGAAGATCCTCGACGTTGCTCGTTTCGTGCTGGCCAACGTGCCAGGGCTCGATACCAACGCAGCTGTCGATCGGGCTGCTGGCAAGCCTCCGGCGGCGCAGATCGTCTACACCGCGAACGTCAACCGAAAAGGGTACGTAAGCCCGCGCCAGGTGATTTACAGCCTGATGGTCGGTTCTGATATCGGCGATTGGGATTTTAACTGGATCGGCCTCGAAACCGCCGAGGGGGTGTTGCTGGCGGTGGCCTATGTGCCTATCCAGCAAAAACGCAAAAACATCCCACCACTGCAGATTGGCAACAACATCACCCGCAACTTCCTGGTGGAGTTCAACGGCGCCCAGGCGCTGACCGGTCTGGTGGTCGACGCCAGCACCTGGCAGCACGACTTCACAGTCCGCCTGAACGGTATTGATGAGCGCGAGCGCCTATCCAACCGCGACATCTTCGGACGCGCTTGCTTCCTGGATACGGGCCTGCAGATGGAGCGCAATGGCTTGGGGTTGTATCAGCTCAAGGCAGGTATTGCCTACGTCGAAGGTGTTCGGGTGTTCCTGACTGAGCCCGTCCTGGTGCAGTTGCCGGCACTTCCGGCCAAGGCTTGGCTGGATGTCGCGTTGGTCCGGGTTGGCAGCGACGTGGTGACGAGCTGGACGGTGGTTTTCGGCGCCAATAAGAATGACAGCCAGGATAGCAACGGCGTGCGGCACTACCTGGTGGAGTTGGCCAGCGTGGCGGCGACCACCGAAATTGATGATCTGCGGGCCAGCCAACCGATCGCGGTTGAACTGGTGAAGTACTTCGCCGCCCGTGATGGCGATTATCAAGGCCTACGTGCCCGGTCGACGACCAAGGGCGACGTCGGGCTAAGCAACCTTCCGAACGCCAAAAGCGATGATCCCGCGAGTGATAGCAGCGAAATTCTGGCGACGACCAAGGCGCTCAACGCGCTGCGCAAACTGATTGATGGTGCCCAAGTCGGCCTGATCGGTACTTTCGCTATGGCCACGCCACCCGATGGCTGGTTGCGGGCCAATGGTGCGGCGGTATCGCGCACGGTCTACGCGACGTTGTTCGCCAAGATCGGCACGTTGTACGGCGCCGGCGACGGTGTGAACACCTTCAACCTGCCGGACCCTCGCGGCAAATTCATTCGCCCACTGGATGACGGTCGCGGGATCGAT